GTAAGTATTCTAAAATTAATCCACTTGCTCGTGCATCTGATAAAGCGTTGTGGTGGTCTAGCTCAATATTCAAATTTTTAGCTAGTCTTTTTAGTTTGTAATTCAATTGTCCAGGGAGAGCGACCTTGGCTAATCGATACGAACAAATATATTCTATATTATCAAAATCCAGCTCGTATTTTTGGTATACATCTTTAAGAGCACCCATATCAAACTGTGCAAAGTGGGCTACAACTATATCAGAACCAATAAAATCAACAATCGCCTTTCTCACCTCTGGGAATGTAGGTGAATCAAGAACATCTTCAGGTGTAATGCCATGGATGAAAATATTGAAATCATCAAACTCTTCTTCTGGATTGATTAAAGTGTAAAAAGTATCAACAATATTTCCATCTTTAAATTTTACTAATCCGATAGAACAAACACTACCGCGAAAGTCATTCGCAGTTTCAACATCTAAAGCAACATATGAGTAAGACATAGGAGTCTCCTTTCACTCCATCAATGCAAAGTATTCCTCTTTTACCATGATTTCATTTGTCACGGTTTTTAGATTGTAATAAGACATGAATTTGAGGTAATCAAACTCTGTGGGGTCATCCAAGCTTTCTAGCGCGTCTTTCACGAGATGATGGATCATATTCCTATCAGCTTCGTTTTCACAGCGTAGGCGAGCGTTCTGGTACTCTGAGCGTGTGTGGTCTTTGTGTCCGAGTTCATGCAGTAGGACCTTAACTCTCTCTTTTTTGCTGAGTTTATTAGATAAGAAAGCTGTGTTGGTTTCTTTTTCGTAAAATCCAAGTTCATCAGGTATTAGCTCACCGTCAAAATCGACAATGCGAACCTGAAAATGACTTATAATTTCTTTTTCGGTCACTAAGCAGTACCTCTAATCACCAGCTTCTTTGAGATAACCTTCAATGATAGACTGGATGATTTTCTTCTTTTCATCTGTTAATTCTCGGCCACCAAACATCATGACATTAGATGCCATTTCTTCAACGTTGAGAACTTTGCCCTGCCATATGTATTCTTTTGTATCATCGGCAAGATTAGGATTTTCAGTACGGCCTAGTAAGTAGTCTGTACTAACACCAAAATAATCTGCTATTTCTTGTAATCTATCAGATTTTGGGTTACCTTTTTTCAGACTATAAAGATAATTTGTGCTGTATCCTAATTTTTCTTCTAGAATGTTTAAAGAAATTTTCTGTTTATCAGCCAATTCTTTGATTCTATCGAATGCTAAGAACATTGTTTTATCAACCTTTCTAAGCACTACGAAAAAAATATTTTAAAATTAATTATAAAAACTGTTGACAAATTTTAAAACTAGTTTTAAAATAGTATTCGTAAGCTAAAGAGTTAGCGAACTAGACAACTAAAAAATAAAGCCTTACAAAACTGATTGGCGTCCGTTTTCTATAGGTAAAACTTACTTTAGTAGGTCTTTTCTCTATGTCTTTATTCTAAAACTAGTTTTAGAATTTGTCAAGTAGTTCGCTAACTTTTTAGATAATTTTTTAAAAAGGAGGTCAGGGATGAACGAAGAAGACCTGGAAAAATTATTGGAACTCTTAGCGACAGATTATGGGCGAGGGTATCTAGATGGAGTAGTTGGGGGACTTTCAATGATTTTGAAAATTTCAAAAGAAGCAGAGAAATATAGAAAGGAAGAAGATGAGTAAAGAACTAAAGATAATCAAGGCTAAAATCAAAACTCGTTTGATTGAGATGGATATGACTCAAGCCGAATTGGCAAAACAAGTACCTGTATCATCATCAGTTATTTCAGAGCTACTGAAATATGGCAAAGGAAGTGATTATGTGAAAGAAAAAGTCACAGATGTTCTAGGAATTGAGAATCCTTGGAGAAATCACTGAGAGGTCCATACATGCAAGCAAAAATAATACTGAATTGGCAGAAGAAAAATCATCAACTTAGTCAGATGATGATCGATAGTCTTGAGGGACTAGATGTTTGGGAAACTATTTTAACACTAGGAAAAGTAAGAAGAGGAACATTATGAACGAAATTTTTAATTTTCACGGGCAGGAAGTCCGTACTTTGACAATTGATGACGAACCTTGGTTCGTTGGGAAGGATATTGCAGATATCCTAGGATATAGCAAGGCTAGAAATGCGATTGCTCTTCATGTTGATGAAGATGACGCCCTAAAACAGGGCCTCACAGATAATTTAGGAAGGGTTCAAGAAACTATCATCATTAATGAATCTGGTCTCTACTCTCTTATCTTATCCAGTAAATTACCTCAAGCGAAAGAGTTTAAACGTTGGGTGACTTCAGAGGTCTTACCAGCTATTCGAAGACAAGGCGGTTTCATCCGTGAAGATTTGGACGAGGATGCCTTTATTGCTTTATTTACTGGGCAAAAGAAATTGCGTGAGCAACAAGCGACCATGCTGGAAGATATTGACTACCTAAAGAGTGAGCAACCGATTCACCCAAGCTATGCTCAATCGCTACTGAAGAAGAGAAAGGCTCGAGTAGTCGCCTGTCTTGGTGGTATTGATAGTCCAGCTTATGCTGACAAGATTTTTGCTCAGTCAGTATTTAGACAAGCTGAGATTGACTTTAAAGACCACTTCAACATTAGTCGCTATGACTTGCTACCGAAAAAATTCGCAGATGCAGCCTTGGCCTATTGGATGACTTGGGAGCCAAGCACCAATACCAAGATGAAAATCATGAAATTGAACTCATTTGACGAAGGGTAGGAGGGGAAGAAGATGGACAATGTTCTACTTTCACTGTCTGAATGGATTAAATCCATTATCAAGGATACAATCACTAGATTGGTTGAAATAGAAAAAGATAGTGATCACTATCCAGAGTTGATGGATGTGAGCACTACCTGTGATTTTCTAGGAATTAAGTATGACACATTTTCAGATAATTATCGTTACTTAAAAGGATTTCCAAAGGAATTACCTGGTAAGAAATGGTCAAAAAGAGCCATCAAGGAATGGCTCTCAAATCAAATATAATAACTTTACTAAAAGGCTTCTGGACAAGGTCTTAGCAAAATTATTTGACTATATTATAGCACAAAAAGAGGATAAAAACATGAACAATTTACAAATTATCGCAGTAGGCACAGTAGTATCAGTGGTATTGATCGAATCACTGATGATGAATATCAAGCTAAAAATGGCAATGAGACAGAAAAAGAAGATTCAATTTCAAGCACCACAAGTTGAAAAAGGGTTTATCGACTTTAAAACAGGTCGCCGTGTGGATATTGATCCCGTGACACGAAAAGAAACATTTGTGGATTAAAACGGAGGGTATCGATGGTAGTTAAAAACAAGCGATACTACTGGATTCAACTTGCTCAAGATTTTTTCAAGTCCAAAGAAATGAAATTGCTTCGTAAGATTGCAGGTGGCGATACGCACACTATCATCTATCTCAAAATGATGTTGATTAGTTTAGAGGATGGCGGGCACATCTACTATGATGGACTTGCTGACAATCTAGCTGAAGAAATCGCTCTTGTTATTGATGAGAATGTCGAAGATATTAAAATTACTTTGATTTTTTTGGAGAGTAAGGGCTTGCTGACTAGAAAAAATGACAGGGATTATTTCTTAGAACAAGTTCCTGAGATGGTAGGTAGTGAGACTGCGAGCACTCGCAGAAGTCGTAAGCATAGAGAGTTGACAGCGTTGCATTGCAACACCATTGCAACAACTTGCAACGGAGATATAGATATAGAGAAAGATATAGATATAGAGAAAGAAAATAATAAGATGACGGTCATTTCCAGCTTATCTGAAAATTTGAAACATAGCGGTATTAGGATTAACAATAAACAACATCAACAGTTGCTAGATTATGTGGGACTTGATGGAATGAGTTTTGATATGTTAAACCGTGCAATTGAGATAACTTCGGAGGTTTATCAACCTAGTTTCAAGTATCTGAGAGGGATTCTTGAAAATTGGAAAAAGAAAGGTTTTACAACTATTGAACAGGTAGATGATAATGACCAAAAATATAAAGATAGCAAGAACTCCCATCTTCAAGGAAGACAACAAAATGAAAAAAAATCAGAACAGGGGGCTAAGGACGAATGGGGATTTTAGAACTTATTGAGCAATTTGAAGATGACTTTTATCCGATCAGCGACGAAAAGAAATCTTTGCTTATAAAACAACCTCTTTCTACCGTTACTGCTTGCTTGTCAGATATGGCTAGCTGGAAAGCTTGTGGGGGTAAGGTATCATGGTAACTGATGCACTCGAGGAGATGGCCTTATCTTACCATAGAAATACTGAACAGCAGGCTGAAATTTGCGAAAAGCATGGGATTCCCTTGATCAAAATCCTCCGGACAAATGATGTCCTTTGTCGCTTATGTGAATCGGAACGGATCCATGCAGAGAATCAAATAAAGGTCAATGAGTTGGCTGATGCTGAACATGAACGAGAACGGAAGTTCTATCTTGAGAGATTCTCTCTCTATGATGATGTACTGAAAAATGCTACTCTTGATAACTTTGACACACCGACTGAAAAAGAGGCTGAAAAGTTGAAGTTTGCCCAAAAAATTTGTAGAGAGTGGGCAGGTGGAGCGAGAAACAATGTTGTTTTTCAAGGCGAAGCTGGAACGGGTAAAAGCCATCTTGCTTTTGCCATGATGAAAGCTTTATCAGAAGTTACAAAAGAAATTGCTATCTTTATCAATGTCACTGACTTACTGATGAAAATCAAGGCGGACTTTAGTCAGGAAGAGTTTCTGGTCAATAAAATCGCTAGTGCAAAGTTTTTGGTCTTGGATGATCTTGGTATGGAGAAGGACAGTGAGTGGTCCTTTAGTATTCTTTACAATATTCTCAACAAAAGGGCTAATACGGTTATCACGACTAATCTGACTGCACAAGAAATTCAGAAACGCTACGGTCGGTCGTTTATGAGTCGGTTGATGAAAGGTGTAGACAATGATCATCTGATGGTATTTAATGACTTGAAAAATAAAAGGAAAGATTATTTTTAGAGAGGTGGGACACCTTGTTATTAAATCTCTATTTCGTCTACAACGGGCACCGCAAGTTTTTTCTTGGAAGTTTTAACAATTTTGAATTGAGCCGTCGATTAAAAGAACGGAACGGCCAACTAGTGCCTGGCATTGAGTCTTATCTGACTTACCACGATATCAAGCATATACCGAAAGGTATCGGGATCAATAAGTTTCAGAATTGGGTTATCAAGAATCATATTGACTTCAATGAATACCTTGACTATCTCAAGATGCTACGAGAAATGGGCATTGAGCCTGAAGGTGATGCTATGCTTGTACCAAAGGATTTTACGGCAATGCACAATCACACAGTCGGATTATACAATCAATTCGTCGAAGAAAAACAAAAACTGGAAGATAAGAAGAAACGCAAGCAACTTGAAGCTGAATTTAAACTCAGAGAAGGAATGGATAAGACCATCCAGGGATACGCATTCCATGTCCCTAGAAAAGTGGCCGAGCTTATCTATGAGGGCAAGAAGCTACATCACTGCGTAAGCTCATACACAGACAAGCATTTTAAAGGTAATACCTTAATAGTGTTTGTCCGTTTATCAAACCAACCTAAAACACCTCTGTACACACTCGAAGTAAGACAGGGGAAAATAGCCCAATTTCGTGGCAAATATAACCAAGATGTACCAGCTGAAGTCTGGGATATAGCCAAAGAATGGATGAAACAAACGAAATTAGTACAAAAATCAGCGTAGGAGGTGTGAAGGATGAAAAGAAAAAATTATATTATTTTTATCAGGCACTTGCGAAAAATAAACGGGCCTATTGAGTTTTACGAGTATATTGCTGATTCAAAATTTGGAAGAGTAGCAATTTATTTGTCTCTACTTGTGTGTGCGCCATTTATTGCCTTATTATTTCCAATTGCTTACATAGAACATTGTTTTTATAAAAACAATTTCATTAGAGAGTGTATAAAAAACAAGTGGTGTTCAAGAGAACATCTTGAAGACGTTGTTGATATTAGAAAAATTGAAAGCAAGGAGTTTGAGAATGAACATACAGGGACTAATTGAACGATATGAAAAATTTAAAGCTAGCAAGAAAAAAATGACCTCGGTTGATTTAGTTTTGAAAGACTTGCGGTCTTTGGACGAGCCAGAACCGTTGCCATTCAAATTAAAGGATGTTGTTGGTCGAATTAAAGGGTTTGATCCAACGACCCAGACAAGATGGCTCAATGACATCCTCAAAGAATTAGGAAGCGACTATGGTTTAATGAAATATCGCAGTGGTTACGAGCAAGGAAAAAGTGAGGGAGCATGGGTTGGCGAACAATTGAAAGATGCTGATAAGATTCGACAAGAATTGAATAAAGTGCTTCTACCTAATTTTATGGATGACTGGATTTTCGAATGCCAACTTTTAAAAAATTTTAGTTTGCGTGATGCACTAGATAGTAACACAATTCATCTCTACGCTAAAAAAAGCGAATTCGTGAAGAAATGGCTTAATGACAAAAACAACCAAGAACTTTTCGCTCGAGCGTGGTTGACTGACTATGAGGCCGAGAAAGAGCCAAAATATAAAGTCAAGTTAAAAAATACAGATGATTATCTAAATCAAACAGAAACTGGATTCCACTTTTTTAACAATGGGAAAAACAACGAAAAATTTACACGAAAGGAACTAGAATATTCTGGTTTTGGTGAAGTGTTTAATAGTCCACTATTTGAAGTGGAGGAGGTTGAGTGATGATACAAACACTTGAAGAAGGAATGAAGAATCAAAGTAAGCGCATAAAAATCCCAATGGAAATCAGACCGTTTGATGTAGGTTATCGAATAGTAAATAAACACGGTCAAGCGCTTGCCTTAAAAAACGGAGCAAGTATATTCGCTTTACCTTCTCTAGCGGAAAAAGCTATAAAGAAAGAGTTTGAGAAAAATGATCCAGACTTTGATATCGAAAAACATTTTGTCGAAGAGGTCGCTATTGTCAATTTAAGTAAATTTCATAGTTATTTTGAGGAGGAAACAGAATGAAAAGATTTATCGCAATATGGATTTTATTGTCTGCCGGATTAAATATTTGGCAGAGTATCCACATTAAAAAACTAGAAGCAAAGCGTCCGATTGTCGTTTATAAAGCTGACAATCAAGGAGCAGAAATCAAAGGCAGAATCTTACAAAAGGAGAAAATTGGCGACATGTACACTATCACAGTACAAAATTACGGAGTGTTCGTAGTTACTAAAACAAACTATGAATATCTCAAAATAGGAGATGAGGTAGGATTGTAATGACAAAGTACAAGAAACCAACTTACATCATCATTCAAGAAGCAATGGCAGAGCGCATTAGATTTCTGGAAGATGAACTGTATAAAAGGGCCTATAAGGATATTGAGAAACTAGAAGCTCAAAATGATTTCTTAAAAGCCCTTTGTAATAATCAACTTGAAATTATCATGGATTACGAATGGAAGCAGATGCAAGAGCAGGCTGAGTTCATAAAGGCTAATACTAGGAAATGGAGAGCAAGATGAAGCTAAGATTGAAAGAACTTAGAGAGGACCTATGTATCTCTGTCAAAGATATGGCCAGAGATACAGGTGTCTCCCAAAACACAATTCATTTGTACGAGCGAGGTGGATATCCGTCCATTAAGCAAATTGAAATGATTGCTAAAACGTATGATGTAAACCCTGCGTGGCTTGTTGGG